AGTACCTCTTCCGACTTTGAATTTGTTACCAGAACCCGAAAGTGTTACATTCTTACCCTTGTTGGTATTGCGGAAAGTGGCAGTCTTGACATTTGAAATGTTCTTTATTTTTTTGCAAATCTCTTCCTTTTTAGATGACTTTGTAATACCAACAACACCCAACTTCTTTGCGAGATCCACCAACTCTGGTTTAGCCATACGCATACACTGCTTAGCATCAACATTGATGGCGGCGCGTTGATTTGTACTCAACTTTGTGGAAGTCTTCTTTGTCTTTCTCACAGCCTTGCGCTTGGTGGGCGCCTTTTTAGTCAGTCTCACTGGAACTGTAGCCTTCAAAGCGATTTCACCACTTTCATTCAACATTCTCGCAAGTTCTATACCTACATTGTAAGCTTCAAGCATAACAGAAGGTGTTTGTGCTCCGGAAATCTGAATATTACCACTTGATGCCAAAATGTATTTGTGACCTTGATATGTGGCATACATAAATGGTGACAGTTCGGGTTCATATGAAATATCCGAGAATCCATAGACTCTGTAGTTAGAGGCAATTCTTTGCATATTTCTGAAATCACCATTCACTCTAAACTGACCGCTGAGATTGTTGTACTCAAATGGATTGTACAAGAAAGGTTGCTTCTCAGAGTATGAATCAACGATGAAACGACGAATCAACTCCGGTTGTCTTGCAATGTTGTCACCAATGAAGCCACCCGAAAATCTAATCTTACCATTTCTGTAAAAATTGACGGTAGCACCCTTTTTCTCCGACCCATTGGAAACAATAATCTTGAGTTGGACAGTAAAAAAGTTCTTGTTGAGGTCACCTTGCTTCCCATATTCTTTACTGTGTGTAAATCCAGTCATGAATCTACCATAAATACCGTTGATTTCTTGTGTCTCTATATAAAGACCCTCGCCAATAGGTGTTCTTGGAAGTGGTTTCTTCAAAAGAATGTTCTTGAGATTAATTCGCGCTTCAGCGTTAAATTCCTTATTGACGGTCGCGTTAAACATCCCGGGATTCAATTTACTCACGACAAATTTCACATTTTTGGGTGATGGGGGAGTACGATTGCGTTCAGCGATTGCGATAATGTCATTTACATTATTGTTGCTATCCGAGTTATGAACAAATTGTGCGAATTCACCATAATTTTCATTGCTCATAATATTTTTTTCTAATCTTGGTGGAAATTCTTGTTGTTTTTGTGAAATGCCAAGTTCCATTTCAATTTCACGTGTCAAAGCGTTGTTTGACGCAGTTGTGGAAGCTGAAGACGGGCTGACCTCAACTCCCGACTGCCTCACAAATTCTCTGAGCTGTTGGCTCATTATTACTATTGTGTAGTATTTTTTTCTAGTAGTCTTCATTGAATCCCAAACTCTCTTCAACCACATCAACACCATAAATCACGGGCTGCTTAGGGTATGTGCGTCCCTTGTAGGTTACAACTTCATCCCTGACCTCAATATCCCTTGAACTGAAAGGACCCGCGTAGAAGTCCTGATTGAACTTATGTTTGCCTAAATTGTTTGCCTGACAATGTTGATTGAATACTTGCACAAAGAGTTTCTGAGGCACAAAGAGATCCTTGCCGTAGATGATATTGGTACTTTCCAGGAAATTGTGGAGGGTACTCGCAACCATCGCAACCTGCTTCTGAATCTTTTTGAAGTACTCGGGTACAACATTCCAGATATCCTTGTCTCTGTACTTGTTTGAATACTCAAGATACGCCTTCACACACTTGAGAAGAATAATGGGCAATTCTCTGTTCAACTTTTCATCAAGTTGAGGATCCGCATCACGCACTTGCTTGGCAAAGTTCCATGGCAAAATACGACGAAGCACGGAACCAGAATTGTCTTTCCAGTTGGGGACTTCATTACCTCCGAGGACACCTGGTACATTCCATTCAATGGACACCGCCGTCTTGTTCTTGACAGCGACTGAGACATCTTCACCAGATACCATAGATTGGAACTCTGCTTGTTCAAGGGCCAAGTCACCTTTGACCTCTGGAGCAATGAACATGAAAGAATCCTTGATTGCGGAGAGACCAAACTTTCTTTCGATATTGTTTGAGAGAGTTCCAATGTCTTCATTTTCATAAAACTTTTTGAAAACCTTGGTAATAAGAGTAGACTTACCTGAACGTGCAATACCCTTGAAGAATGGAATTACTTGCCAGCCATCCAACTCACCCACATCGTAGCACAAGCGACCACCCATGACGTAGGCCCAGTCACACACATCATCTTCAAAGTTTTGATACTTTAAGATTGAGTCAAACCACGGTGTCGGAATGTCTTGCCATCTCTCAATGTGAGAAAAGTCATCAAACTGTTGATCAAAGTATTTACAAGCAATAATAGTTGGATCAAGACATCTGAACTCCTGACTATCGTAGGAATAAAAGCAGCAATCATAGACGCCGCGGTCTGGAATCCATTCCTTACCCACAAAGACACCATTCCTAAATGACCACACGTGGCGTCTCTTTGTAATCTCTGGAAATTGAGCATCGATACACTTTGACATGTTGTCAATCACATCACGAAACACTGTACCGCGACTTGTAAAGTTTTTCCAGACCTCAAAGTTGTCATCTTTCTGTGCGAGTGAGTAGACAAACTGTTCAATCGTAAACTTTGGTTGCCAGGCTCTGGTTCTGTGACCTTCAATCGTCTTAATCTCTTCACAGCACTGCCCTTTGTATCTACGGTAACCCGCTTTGTATGTTTGATCAAGGGAGTACAGGAGACATTTTTGAAATGGAGTTGAGTTCTCAACTTCTTCTGCATCCAAGGTTGTTGGATCACCCAGGACACTGAATTGTGGTTGAACCGTCGGATTGTCTACTCGCTCAAATGACATATAATGACGCCTAATATTGTGGTATCCATCATCAACTTGTCGTTTGATGTTATTGATTCGTTTCATTACAGTGATTCCATCATCATTTGGTTCCTGCTTGTGAATCTTGAGATCTCTCACATGATTCTTAAGGTTTGTGAGATATGTCATCTGTTTGTCGCGGATGCCTTTGATTGCCAGGATATCAATGTCATTTACATTTGGATTACCATACTCATCAAAGTTGTCGGGGTGTACAAATTGGCGATACCCCAGTTCACGAGCATTTCTAAAGTCATTTGACTTGAGGGACCATGCGTGTTCAAATCTGTCAATAACGTCGAGTACCTGATCTTCTTTCATTGATTGGATGTGCTGTTTCTGAAGCTCCGTCAGAGCCTCATACTTATTAGGTTCCTTATCAATGAAATGGGTGTGTTCCATTTCTATGTATTTACTGAATAACGATTTTTGTTTCTAAGCTGATTTTGGGGGTTGCATCTTGGCAAGCATTTTAATTAGGATCTTATTTTGGGTTTCCAATTGGTAACAAAGATTTACCAGGGCGGAGCACACAGTGTCGCCGTCTGGGGTCGCCAATAGGGAGCTCATGAGACCTGCAAGATCCATACCCTCATCCTCATCTTCTTGGAAGAATTCTTCATCTTCATCTTCATCAAATTCAATATCTTCTTCCTCTTCCTCAGAGACGATTTCCCCTTCCTCAACTTCATCAACTTGTTCTTCATCCTCAGGACGAGACGACATTTTAACCTAGACTGAGAAAAGTTGATGACCAAAATTTCGCACCAGGTGCGATTTCAGCCAGAAAAAAAATGTTGGTCTATAGTACAAAAACTCTCACAATGGCCGGTGGTCTCATGCAACTCGTCGCTTACGGTGCCCAAGACGTCTACTTGACTGGCAACCCAAAGGTTACCTTCTTCCAAGCCGTCTACAAGCGCCACACTAACTTCGCTATGGAAAACATTGAACAAACTGTCAACGGTACTTCCGCCAACTCAGGCCGCGTCTCCGTGACCATTGCCCGCAATGGTGACCTTGTCGGTGACATGTACCTTGAACTCAAGGCCAAAACCGGTCTCGATACCAGAACCAGCGATGCTGATTACAACTGGGTCGCTGAGCGTGCGATCAACAACGTTGAGCTTTCCATTGGTGGCCAACGCATCGACAAGCACTACCAAAAGTGGTGGCGTTTGTACGACAACTTGTACCACGATGAAGCCAAGAAGGCGACTTACGCCAAGATGGCTACCACTGATGGTAACAAGACTGTCTACTTGCCACTCCTCTTCTTCTTCAACCGCAACCCAGGTTTGTATTTGCCACTTATTGCGCTCCAATACCACGAAGTCCGCATTGACATCGATTTGGCGTCCGACTTCGACACTTTCCTCGACACCACTGCTGGTGTGAAGGTCTGGGCGAACTACATCTACTTGGACACCGAAGAGCGCCGCCGATTCGCGCAAAAGGGTCACGAGTACCTCATTGAACAAGTCCAACACACCGGTAACGACTCCGTCACCTCCGGTCAAGTCAAGCAAGTTCGTTTGTCCTACAACCACCCAGTTAAGGAATTGGTCTGGTGCTTCTCCAACACCTCCGCGAAGTCTTCCTTGTGGAACTTCACCTCCAAGAACCTTAACACCGAAATTGTCCTTGATTCTGATGCGACTGCTCTCGCCGATTCCAACTGCTTTGTTCCACTTTCCCAAGGTGCGGGTGTTCCACTCCTCGCCGTTGGTTCCCAAGGTTCATCCGAAGCCTACACCGAAGAAAACGCGGGTCCATTGTCCGAATTCAAGCTTGTCCTCAACGGTCAAGACCGATTCAAGCAACAAAAGGGTAAGTACTTCAACCAAGTGCAAGCCTTCAACCACCACACTGGCTGCCCAGCTCCAGGTGTCTACTCTTACTCCTTCGCGCTTAAGCCAGAAGAACACCAGCCAACTGGTACTTGCAACTTCTCCCGCATTGACAACGCTCAAGTCGCGGTGACCATGAACACCACCACTGCGGACACCATGCACATGTTCGCGACCAACTACAACGTCCTCCGCATCCAATCCGGTATGGGTGGTCTCGCCTTCTCCAACTAAGTTGGTATTTTGATCTCGTCTCGTCTCGCGTAATAAAAACTTAAATATTAAGATAACAAAAAAAAATATCTTAATATTTAAATGGACGGTGTTAAGATAGCGCTTCTCGCATATATATGTTGCTGTTGTGTTTCAAGTTCTCAGGCAACTCTTTGTAAAACGATACCAGGAAAAACTTGTACTAATGTTCATTCAAGTATGATGTCTTGTATTTGTTGTGTATGTATGTTAATGATTTTACTCAAATAATTTTAATGTTTCGTATATTATATAAAATGAACACCAGTCGTGAACAACAAAAGAAAAAGGCTAGACAAAAGAAAAAGGCTAGACAAATCCAAATGACAGGCGCTGGTATTGTGGCTGCTACCCTTATTCTCGGTCTTGTTGGGTTTTTCATGATGACTAGAAATACTAACATGAAAAGAAATTAATTTCTTTTCAAATATTAAAAATGGGTCTCACTGTAACAGAACAAGTTAAACTCGATGTTGGTCTTACCGTAGACTCTTATTACATATCTCTCAACGAAAATGATATCCGCATTCAGCGAAGACAGGAACGACAAATCATCTATACAGAAGAGGGTGGACACCAGGAAGTCTTAAAGGCTCCCAAGTTCCATGTTGAAGCCGGTTTTACAAAGTGGATCTCAAAGGCTACGAAGGATGCCGGTAATGGGGATATTGGGCGTACACACATTACCCTTGAATTGGACGCGGCACCAACCGGAAACATCTATGAACTTGTGTACAACAAGTTAAAAGAAGGATTCACTAATTATGTAGACGCATAAATGCAGGACATTTACACAGATGGAAGTTGTTTAGGTAATCCAGGTCCAGGTGGGTGGGCAGTTGCTGGCGCGGGTATCAAAATGTCTGGAGGACAGGATGGAACAACTAACAATGTGATGGAAATGACTGCTGTCGTTAAGGCACTTCAACAGTGTCTCGCACGCGACATTCTTGAGATAAGACTGTTTACGGACAGTAACTATGTCAAGAATGGAATAACTTCATGGATTAAGAATTGGAAACGGAATGGTTGGCGGACGGCTACTGGTGCGCCCGTGAAGAATAAGGACCTTTGGATTGAAATTGATACTCTTTCACAACAGATGACCTCCGTTGAATGGCACTGGGTCAAAGCACATAATGGACACCCACAGAACGAACTAGTAGATCGTCTTGCCCGAGAAGAGGCTACAGAGATTAAAAATATGCGCGTAAAATAATGGAAGCTCACGATGAAACGCATCGATGGTGTGATAAGCAGGAGAAGCTTCTAAAATCGTGGGCAGAGAGGGCCGCGGGTTACCGCTGGCTTCACAACCACGCCCGCCTTCACTACAAGAGGCAAAATGACTATCTCTCTTATCCTAGTATTGTGATTGCTAGTATAACAGGGGTTGGAGGTTTCGCAGTTCTCAATCCAAGTGGAAATGAGGATTTGGATCCCGCAACAAGAAACAAAATTATGATTGTTCAGTACTTTTTCGCATTTCTCAATGTTCTTGCTGGTATTCTCACATCAATAGGTAAGTTTAGTGATAGTGGTAGATTAGCTGAAAGACATTCTGTTATGTGTGTCCAATATTCAAAGTTCTACAGAAATATTGATATGGAACTTTCCCTTGATGAGGGGGATCGTACATGTGTGTTGGATTTTGTTAAGAAGTGTCGCGAAGAATATGATAGACTTTTGGACGAAGCTCCAGATCTTCCCGCGATATCTATACAAGCTTTCAATTTAGAATTCCCGGATAAACAAAATAAACCCGATGTATGTAATGGTTTAAGTATTATTGTGAGTGATGAGACCTCGTCA